GAGAAAAGTACAAGGTAGAGGATTATGATTATAGGACTGCTAAGAAACGAGCAGAACTATTTAGAGATAACCTAAGTATTGACACAGTAAACGGTGCTAGTAGTTTTTTTTTGACTATCGCAACGGATTACATAGCCACTACTCAAGTTTATTCAAAGAACCTATCGAGGAGGGAACGCAGGAAACTTTTAAGACAGAAGAAGAACAGTTCGGAGAAAAGTATGGCTGGTACAGTTTAGTATATAATTTAGCTGATGGTAACATATTGAGGTTTCAAGAAGTATTAGAATTAACAGTTAATGAATGTTTTAACTTCATAGCATACCAAAAGGATTTAACACACATACAGAGAAGAAAATGATATTAACAAACGGTTTAGAGATTAAGAATATAACACTTAAAATGCTTTACGAAGTGTTTAATACAATAGGTGTTAGTCATTCACAGATAAACACAACTACAATAGGTGATATATTTGAAATAGACCTAACAGAAACAACATATCCACTTATGCACGTTGCAACTAATACTGCATCATTCGGTCAACACACACTAAATTACACGTTTCAAATTATTGTAATGGACTTAGTGAGTAAAGACGAGAGCAATGAAGAAGATGTGCTAAGTGATACACTAGAAACAATAGGTGATGTTATTAGCTTATTGAAAAACCAAACTACTAGCTTTACAACTATTGATGACTTCCAAACAGAAGTAGCTATAAGTCCTAGTGTAAGTTGTGAGCCATTTACTGAAAGATTTGACAATGAGGTAAGTGGCTGGACTGCTAACATCAGTATCGAAGTTGGCTTCAATGCAAGTCAATGTAGTCGAAATGTCGCAACTAACTAAGAATGAATGAGTTACAAGAAATGCGTAACAACGAAGTAACACAAACAAGAATATATACACTATATAAATATATATATAGTATAGATATTAATTTAATAGTATTAATAATATATAATATAATAAGAACTAAATTTTAAAAAATGGCAACAACAGTAACACCATCAACGTTGACAGTACAGATTAAAGAGGAAATAACTTTAGGTGGCACGTCATACGACCAAACAGTAACAAATAGCATAGCAGATATTGCTACTTACTCAAAAAGAATATTAACAATCAATGCAGGTACATCACACGTTGTAGCACAATTCGGTGATACTACTGTAAATGATTTATATGATGTTCAAGATATTAAGTACATTAGAATAACAAACTTAGATGATACTAACTCTATCATAGTAACTGCATCAGGCGATAACGAAGCTGGAGCATTAGAGTTAAATCCACAAGAGAGTTTTCAGATGTTTAATGGTAAAGTAAGTGGTGCAACTACAAAGGCAGCAATAACAAGTGTAGATGATATAGAAAGTATCTATGTGCATAATGCTACTGGTGGTGCAGACATTGAATTAGTTATAGCTACTGTATAATGAGCAACGTAGATAAGGTACTAGACACTTTTGGTAGAAAGGTCGTACAGACTGCTAGGGGTATCTTAAACGCTAAGGGCAAAAATGCTAGTGGTGATTTAGGTAGTAGTCTAGGGTACTTTATTAAGGTCTATCCAAGTGGAGCGATAGATATGTCTTTTGTAGCAGAGGGTTATGCTAAGTTCGTAGATAAAGGGGTTAAAGGTAGTAAGTCAAGTGCTAAAGCACCTAACTCTCCTTACAAGTACACAAACAAGCAGCCACCATCAGGAGTTATAGATAAATGGGTAGTTAGGAAAGGCATACAAGGTGCAAGAGATGAGAAGGGTAGATTTATTAAGCGTAAGAGTTTAGTGTATGCTATGGCTAGGAGTATTAAGCTATATGGAGTAAAGCCTACTAACTTCTTTACAGATGCTTTCAACGTAGCATATAAAGATTTACCACAGGAGTTTATAAAGGCATACGCAAACGACACACAACAGTTTTTAAAATTTGTAAGTAAAGAAATGTAAAATGGCAGTAAAATTAACTAACACAAGTCAAGGTAACGTAAAATATTTAGCACCTGCTTATTCAGATATAGTAATAGAAGCAGAAGATATACCAGCAGTAGCATTAAATTCATATAATGTTAAGTATATTATAAAATTATTTATAGATGATGCAGAAATTATATTAAAAGCACCATTAGACAGTAACAATAAAGCCTTGTTTAGAATATCATCTGTATTGCAAGACTACACACAAACAGATAAGAGGGGTTATGATTTAAATGGTGTGTATAGTAGGCATCAAGGAAATCAAATGTTAAATAGTAATCATTCAGTACATACAATAGACGAGTATTGCAGAAACAGAAGAAACTTAAATCAAGTAGCTATGCTAGGTGGTTATGAATATAGCTTAACTCCTAATAGTGAAATCATACAAGTCTTTTCAATAGTTTTTACAAATTTATTATTTTTAAATGCAGTAGCACAACACAAAGACGGTTATAGTTCACAAGACTTTAGTGATTACTTGTTAAATTCTAATATGAAAAAGTTTCTTAGTGTATTTAGTGCAGAGCAAAATATACAACTAGGACAATATCATACCGTAGGATTTTTAAATGGAGAATTCTATGAAGATAGTAGAATTACTGGTATACAGGTAAGAACTTATGATGCTGATGATGTTATTATAAATACAGAATTAGTACTTAACGTAGTTACAAACGGTGGTGCTGATTTTATAAATCCACTTATAGGCGATAACGATAAAGGCTTACTATACTTTGGTTGTGGTACACAAAACTTAGTAAATTCAGGTGTTGATATGAGCAATGTATCTTACTATGTTGTTACGGCAGTATATGCAGGTGGTGCAGTTAGTCAAGGATATAGATTTAATATAGTAGGTGCAGACTGTAAGGGTTATGAAACTATACGTTTAGCATTTCTAAATAGTCTAGGTGCTTGGGATTACTACAACTTTACTAAGAAATCTACAAGAAGCACACAGATTAACAAGAGTGTGATGAAACAAAACTACGGAGAAACACCAGCTTATTCTACAACTTTCATTGGCGATATACTAGGTGCTTCATATTACAATCAAGGTACTTACGATGGTGGTACTAAAGTATTTAATGTAAATGCAACAGAAACAATAGAAGCTAATACTGACTTTGTAAATGAAGAAGAAGCTGCTATATTAGAGGAGTTGTTTTTAAGTCCTGATGTATATATGCAAACAGGCGATATATTTGAGCCAGTTGTTATAAATGAAACAGAATATGTAAAACAAACTTCTGCAAATGATATGTTAAAGCAATATATCATAACAATAGAAAAAGGACACAATAAGAGAGTACAAAGACTATGATAAGACTGGTAGTACAAAATCAAGTAACTAATGAGTTACAAGAGTTAGATACTTTTGGTAACGAGAATATTGCATTGACATTACAAGTAGATGATGTTAGGGATATAGAAAGCAAGAACGCAAGTTATTCTAAAGATTTTAACTTACCTGCTACTAAGACTAATAACAAATTCTTTGAACACTTTTATAACTTAGATAGATACTCTAATAATTACAACGTATATAAGAACGTTAAAGCATTTTTATATACAAATGATGTGTTAGTATTAGAAGGTTATTTAAGGCTCTTAAACGTAGTAGAAAAAAGCACAGAGATAACTTACAACGTTGTTCTGTTTAATGATGTAGCTAATATTATAGAAAGTCTAGCAGATGCTACTATTAATGATTTAGACTTTACAGATATTAACCACGAATTTAACGCAACTAATATTATAAATAGTTGGGCAGGTGTGGTAGCATTAACACAAGGTGGTACTACTGATAACGTATATTATCCACTAATTAATGACGGACAAATATATGCTGATAATGAAAACTTATATATTGACTACAAGCAACATTATGTACTAAATGTAAATCTTAAATATATTATTGATAAGATATTTAACTATGCTGGTTTTATTTATGATAGCAACTTCTTTAACAGTACATATTTTAAAGATATATTTTTTGATACAGGCAGAAATAATAATACAAGTGATTTTGCTACTGCTAGTATTACTGCTGACACAGGTAGTGGTACAGATAACGTAGGTGTTAACCCTGCAACTGCTATTGGTGATAGTTTAGCTAATGCAACAGTTATAGACTTTGTAAATGAAAGTGGTGATACAGATGGCGTATTTAATCACGACACAAGTGTATTTACTGCACCTTACGATTGTTATTTAAACATAAATTATACTGTAAAAATATATAACACAGTAGATTTTCAATTCGGTGTTTTAAGATTGTATGCTAATGACACACAAATAGGATATACTTCTATTAATGAAGCACCTGCACTTGGACAAGTAACAGTTAAGACACATACATTTACTGGTAGTATATACGTTTCAGAAGGTGATGATGTTACATTACAATTTTTTGCACCTTTTGCTGAACTACATATAGCTAATGCAAATGCAGAATTAAACTTGCAAATTTTAGATGTATCTACTGATAGTAAAGTTAAATCAAATAGAGGTGATATAAAATTAGCTGATATACTTAAAGATGTTGTTACTGCTTTTAACTTAACAATAGAAAGTAAGCAAAATAATCTACTCAAAATAGAGCCTTACAATGATTTTATTAATAATAACACTTTAGATTGGACACAAAAGGTTAATATTAATGAAATGGTAGTAGAGCCAATAGAGATACCTAAACGCATAGAGTTTAAACACGCAGAGGATAGTGATGACTACTACCATCAGCAATTTAAAAAAACACAGTTAACAGATTATGGTAAGCAATCATTAGAATTTGATGTTGATAGTGATGAAACTAAACAAATAGAACTTAGTGTATTTGCAGCACCCTTTATAAAGGAACTAGATAATACTAATATAAATCTACAACACATAGCAACATCAGGTGATGAAACATTAGAACCTTTTGATAATGCACCTAGACTTATATTTAAAAATGTATTACCATTTGATATAGAGTTAAATATACAAGATGTTAATGAAGGTGAAATATTTGGTGTAGGTTATAAAAATATAAATAGTGGTACACCTTATAAAGAGTTTATTAATAACATAGTATTTAACGACCCTTTAACATTCTTAACGGTTGGTGGTAGTTCCTTGCTATTTGGATATACTAATCCTACATATACACCACTTTTAAATGCAATACCAGTCAACACTTTGTTTAATACACATTGGTTTTCGTATATTAACGAAAAGTTTAATGTAACTAATGGGTTAATACTTAAAACAGAATTATATCTAAAGCCATCAGACATATCTACATTTAGTTTTGGTAATCCAATAAAAATACAAGACCAATTATACAGAGTAAATAAGATAGAGTATAATACAGATGAAAATAGTTTAGCAAAAGTAGAACTACTTAGAATATGAAAAAGATAGACAGTATAGATAGTGATGGTAAGGTGTTATTTGTTGCAGAAAAAGGTGCAACAGTAGGAACAAAAGAAGATTGTTTAAGCTATGGGTTTAATTATAGAAACTCTGTATGCTATGCCTATAACACAACTGTAAAACCATCTACTGATAAGAACAAGCCTAAAGGCAATATACTAGCTTCTAGTGGTAACTATGCACTTGGTATAGGTAATAAGATTATAAGTGGTGTAAACAATGTAGCTTTAGGATTTAAAAACCTTATACATCAGAACGCAGATAATGCAATAGCAATAGGTAAGAACGCATACGCAGAAAATTTTGGTGAACTTGCTTTTAGTGCATCTAAGATAGCTAACAGAGCAAAGTTTAGTATTATACAATTTGATGGTATTACAACTAACGCAACACCTACTGAAATATATTTAGGTGGTCATAGTGGTTCTAGGTTATATATTAATGAAGATTATGAAAGTGCATTTGCAATAGACTATACTGCTACTGCTTTAAATGCTAACAGTAATCAAATATGGACAAATTATGGACACGCTACATATAAGTACACTAATAGTACACTAACAGAAGTAGGACACAGTAAAAGCACTACTATTAGAGATAGTAATTTAGACTATGATATAGAATTTGCAGCAGTAAGTGGTACACCTGATTACATACAAGTAAAAGTAGAGGGAGAAAGTGGGCATACAGTATATTGGACAGTAGTACTACAAATAACAGAAGTAAGATATGGATAAGGCAACAAAGATTAAG